CTTACGCACAGGCAGAAAGGTATGAACTCAAACGTAAACTTTTCAGAGCAGTTGCAAACGTTAATATTCTTGAAGGTATTCGCTTTTACGTCAGTTTTGCTTGCAGTTTTGCATTTGGCGAACTCAAGCTTATGGAAGGAAGTGCAAAAATCATCTCACTGATTGCTCGTGATGAGAACCAGCATCTTGTCATCACTCAGAACATTCTGAACAAGTGGAAGGAAGGTGATGATCCTGAGATGGCACGTATTTCCAAAGAAGAAGAGCAGTGGGTCTACAAGACCTTTGAGAATGCAGTAAATCAAGAAAAACTTTGGGCAGAGTATCTGTTCAAGGATGGTTCGATGATTGGTCTAAATGACAAACTGTTGCAACAGTATGTTGAATGGATTGCAAATCGTAGAATGAAAGCGATTGGACTTCGCCCACTTTATGATATTCCAGCAAAGAACAATCCACTTCCTTGGACTGAGCATTGGATTTCCTCTAAGGGACTTCAAGTGGCACCTCAGGAAACAGAAGTTGAGTCCTATATCGTCGGGGGAATCAAACAAGATGTTACCAAAGATACTTTCTCAGGATTCCAATTATGATGAATGGTGTGAACAGGAACTCCTGAACGCATATAAAGATGCTGCAGAATCTGATCTTTTTTTATTTGGAGATTATGATTACTCTTATGTTTGGAAAGACTCAAAAAGTAACGATGTTTATTGAATGTGTGGGAGGATCTTCGGATCCTCCTTTTTTTATAAATATCTAAAAAAGTAAGAAATAAATGAAAACTTTTAGGGAGTTTATGCTTGAATCTGTTGAACCAGCACAAGATGCATGGGATGCTTGGATGAAAGCAAACCCTCAAGAATTTGCTAGGGGTGGAAGATTTTATGATAAGCGTAGCACGGAAAAGGTATCTAAAGCTTCTAAGGAATTTATGAAAAGTTATATTAAGACTGGTAAACCACCAGCAGGATTTGAAGTTAAGACTACTAAAGTTTCTGGGCAAGATGTAAGAGGAACCGCACAAACACCTCCTAAGCAACAGCAGGCACCTAGGCAGGAACCCCCCAAAGCAACCCAAACACCTCCTAAGCAACCCTCAGGATCCACACAAACGCCTCCTAGAGGCGCTCAGACAGACACTCAGGCACCTCCTAAGCAATCTAAGGCATCCCAATCTTCTTATAGGGGCAGAAATGTAGGAAATAAGGTAGCAGATGATTATGAAACATATATGAGAAATCAGTCCGGAACGCCAAAAAATATGGCAAATATGAATCAGCGTGATTTTGAACGTAGATATGGAGGTAATCAAAAGGCACAAACTGCTAGAGATATTGGCAAAGAACAAGGTTATGGTTCCTCACAAACTCCACCTAAGCAACCTAAGGCATCTACTCCTCCACCACCAAAACCACCCACTAGTAACGCTCCAGCACCTTCAGCAAAACCACCCACAGCGGCACCAAAGGGTCCAGGTCTTCGTTCTCGTTTAGGTAAACTTGCAAATCCTGCAGGTTCTGCAGTTTCTGCGGGAATAGATTATAAGGAAAGAAGAGATGCTGGACAATCAAGACAAAGAGCAGCAGGAGGAGCACTATCATCTTTAGCGGGATACGCAAAGGGTGCTGAGTATGGTGCAAAACTTGGAGCAAAACTCCCAATACCAGCACCTATGTGGGTAAAGGCAGGTGCTGGCGGTTTAATTGGTGGAACACTTGGACAACAAGGAGCATCTGCAGCATACGATTTTGCGGCAGATAAATCACGTCCAGCAAGACAAGCAGTTTCTAAGGCAACTGGATTCGATAAGTTTCAGCAGAAAAATGCACTAATCAAGCAAGGATCTGGACTACAAAAAGCACAACAAACAGTTGATACAAGATCTACAAGAGCAGCATCATCTGCTTATGGTACAAAGAAAGGTTCTGCATTAACTGGTATTGGTGGAAAAACTTTTACTAGTAAAGATGCAAAAGGAAATGCATTTATGTCCACCGGTGCAGGAAAGCAAAGGCAAACAGTTCAACTCTCAAAAACACAATTAGTTCGTGATCCTAAAACTGGCAAGCAAGTTGTAGGTGATCTCGCATTTAAGGGTGGAAAGGCAACCTATCTTGCAAGACCTTCAGTTGCATCAAGAGATACAAGTCTTGGTGCCAGAGTTGGAAGAGCACTTAATATTGGAAGGTATTCCAAAGAAGCAGAACAGCAAGCAGCAAAACAAGAATATAGAACTGCACTTAAGAATACTCAAACCTATCAAAAGAAACTGGGTATTACTCCACAGTCCGCAACCACACAAAAACTTCCATCTCGTGGAGTTGGTCCAGCAAAAGTTGGTCCCAAATTAGTTGGTCCTAAGATTGTGGGTCCTACAAAACCACAAAGTCCCACAAAACCTTTAATTAAACCAGCTTGATTTATAAATAAAAATAAGTAAAATATAACATTTAAGAATGGAAAGATTAACCGCAAGTAATTATAGATCTTTGGTAGAGTCTTACTCTGCAGTTTATGATGAAGATCTTAGATCACAATTAAATGAAGAGCAACAAATTCAAGAGTTTTTGGAATTTGTTGATGCTCTACTTGAAGAAGGTTATGATTTGAGTGAGTATACTTATGATGAACTTTATGATGAGTACATTACAGAAGCTGGTGCTGGATCTTTATTAAAGGCACTTGGTGGACGTTTAGTTACTGCTGCAAGAGGTGCAGCAAGAACTGCTTGGAAAGGAACTACGAAACGAACTGATAAAGGAATTAAAGTTATTCCTGGTGCAAAAGAAACAACCAAAGAATTACTTGCAAGAACAGGTAAAGTTGCCCCTGTAGTTGCTTTAGCGCTTGGTGCAGATCAAGCTTTCACTGGTGGAAAAGGAAGAGAGTGGGTTGGTTCTGGTCTTAATGCTTTAGGTCAAGCTGGACGTAATATTCCAAGTCCATCTAGTGCAAAAACTCAACCATCAAAACCAGAAGACAACAAGAAAAATGCATGGGATCAGTTACAATCAGTAGATCTTTTTGATTTAGTTAAAGGTCATCTTCTTGATGAGGGTTATGCTGATACTGAAGAGGCAGCACTCCAAATCATGGCAAATATGAGTGAAGAGTGGAGAGAAACTATTATTGAAGCAGAGGTAATTGCTGCTAAAGATGGTGTTCCTGGGACTATGAAGGTTAAACCAACAAAGGAAGGTGGATTTCTTGGAATAGGTGCAAAAACTGTGAACAAACCTGTCCCTGGTTCATTTAACCCATCGAATGTATCAAGTATCGATGCTGCCAGATATAATAATCAAGTTGATAAAAACTTTACTCTTAATACAGGTGCAGGCGATAACACCGATTCTGCACCTGCGTCAACAATTCAAAGAAGAGCAAGATCTGCAGGGCATAGTGGTTATATGAAAGTAAATAATCCAGATTCTATTCCAGATACTGGAATTCCAAATAGACCAAGCCCAGGAAGAGCAAGAGACCAAAACAGAGCAAGAGGTTGATTCCACTTTCCAAACTGGTACACTAGAGGGTTTCACCACCCTCTTTTTTTATAAATAACTAAAAAATCAAGATAAAATGAATTCTGATAATATAATAGAACAAAGAAAACCAAAACCAGTAATTGCTCGCCGAAAAGGTGAACTTGGTGCTGTTATGGTTGATCCAAAAACTGGAAAACCAATTCCAGATACTTGGGTTACAAAGGCAAAAGTTCCAGAAAAAGCATTAAAGTACTTAGATCCTGTTAAATTTGCTGCTGCGGAACAAAGAAATAAAGATAGACAGGCACAAATTGATGCAGAAAAAGAAAGATTGAAGGGTGTTGGGAATCCGCCAGTAACACAACCTCCTGCACCTGCAGCACAACCTCCAGCATCTAAAAACCCCCCAGTTGCTTCTGTTCCTACAAGACGCCCAGCACCTACTCCAGAAACAAAAGCAGTATCGGATTATATGAGTGCATCTGCGGCTGCTAGAAAGAGTGGAGATTCTGCTCAGATGGCAAAAGTAAGAGATACTGGTTTAGAAATATGGCGTAAAAAATATTCTACTACTCTTGCTAAAAATGTAAATCCAGATGGAACTCAAAAAGGAACTGGTCAAAGTGTAATGGCAAAACAGGCTGACCAACTTCGTGCATTAAGACCTACACCCAAAAACAACCAGGAGGAAACTACTATGAATTACGATGCCTATGATTTAGTTCTTGAGTATCTCTTCTCACAGGGGCACGTAGACACCTTAGAAGAAGCACTTTATGTAATGATGCAAATGGATGGTGAAAACATTAAAAGCATTGTTGAAGGTGTAATGCCAGAACCGATTGATCCTACTGCTCATAAAGAAGCACAAAGATTGGCAAGACAGCAAATTAAAATTAGATCATTGGAAGCAGGATCTAGTACATCTGGAGAGCAAAAGGCTGCACAATCTAAACTTAGAGGACCACAACTTCCTGGAGTTTGATATAAACACTATAACATTATAAGGGGGGTCTTGACAAGACCCTTTTTTATTGCTAGACTACCTTTGTCCCGGTTGAAGATAAATAATAGCTCTATAAGATTACTATATGAGCTATGAGAATCCTTGGAGATTCAATGGAGAAGTTTTTGAGTCTTCTGATATTGAAGATTATTTTGGTTTTGTATATCTCATATCTTGCAGTAAAACTAATCGCAGATATGTTGGTAGGAAGTACTTCTGGTCTTTTCGAACACCGAAGGGAAAATCTAGAAAAGTTAAATCAGAGTCTGATTGGAAAAAATATTACGGATCCTGTCCAGAACTTAAAGAAGATGTGATTAAGTATGGCAAAGAGTTTTTCAATAGAGAAATAATAAGTCTTCATAAGACTAAAGGTAAGTGTAATTTTGAAGAAACAAGACAACTTTTCCTAAATAATGTGTTGACTGAAGCACTTGACTCTGGGGAACCTGCATACTACAATAGCAATATTCTCTCCAGATATTTTAGGAAGGATTATTTTAATGACAATTCTTGAAAATACACTTCGCAACTCACACGATTGGGCAATTGATAGGATTCATACTCTTTGTGATATGAATGAAGAGCATGAATATCAAAATGCATATGCAATTCAACAAGAATTTAATGAATGGTTAGATCCAAATATTGAAGAACATGATATTTTTTCATTGGAATATATTGGGGATTAATTGAGTATTTTATAAATATTTCTAGTGTCAGTAAAGAGGTATAATGACATTAGATCTTCATAACTTTTTTAAGTATTATGATGATGGTAATGCGAATCATGTAGCAGCAGTTCAATGGTTAGAGGATAACCTTCCTGCTCAATTTATGGATGACTCAGAATCTGAATGGATTGGAATTTTTAGAACAAAACCACCAACTCCAGCAGTTCTTGATGTTCCATACTTTAACCAAGTAGACAACTATAGAGATGCACAAAGAACTTGCAACTCTTCATCGTGTGCAATGTGTCTTGCTTTCCTTAAACCAGGAAGCATTAAAGGTGATGATGAGTATGTTAAGAAAGTATTTGCGATTGGTGATACTACAGACCATGCAGTGCAGACTAAAGTTCTACAAGGTTATGGTATTAAATCGCACTTTAGTTATAATTTAAGTTTTGTTGATATTGATAAGAGTCTTGATAGAGGAAAACCTGTTGTTATTGGTATTCTCCACCGTGGTTCTCTAACTTCTCCTACTGGTGGGCACATGTGCGTGGTCATTGGTAAGACTCCAGATGGTAAGGGATATTATATTAATGATCCATATGGTTCTCTCAATGACAACTATACTGGTCCTGTAACGAATGGTAAGAAAACCATTTACACCAAAGCAGTTCTTAAGCACCGTTGGTGTCCAGGGGGCAATGATGGATGGGGCAGAATCTTCGATTAATTTCAAGAGAAAGATCTTACAAAGAATCAAAGATCTTACAAATCACGGAAAGCATTTAGAAGCTTCCAAACTTTTCAACAAATACTTTGGAGACGACAATGGCAAGAATCGATTTACATAACTTCTTCAAGTTCTATGACGAGAAGAACCCTAATCATGTGAAAGCAGTTCAATGGTTGGAAGATAACCTACCAGTTAAGTATCTAGAAGATAATGTAGATTGGGCGGAGATCTACAGAGGAAAAAAGGGTAATGCGGCACCAGCATCAGCATCATCTGCTGCCGCTCCTGTAGTTGGTGGTGATGATATGCCTATGATGGGTCTTAAATTAATCAAAGAGTTTGAAGGATGCCATCTGAAGGCATATCCAGACCCTCTCACTGGTGGACTTCCAATCACAATTGGTTGGGGTTCAACCCGCAAGAAGGATGGATCTGCATTCCATATGGGTGATACTCTCACACAAACAGAAGCAGATGAACTTTTGATTGAACAATGCAAGAGAGAATTTCTTCCTGCACTTCGCAAAATTCCACACTGGAATGAAATGTCTGATGGTAAAAGAGGTGCCTTACTTTCTTTTGCTTATAATCTTGGTGCTGGTTTTTATGGTTCTGGAGATTTTAATACTATCACTAAGAGACTGAAGAATAAAGAATGGGACTTAGTTCCCGATGCTTTATACCTCTACAGAAATCCTGGTTCAAATGTAGAAGCAGGTCTTGCTCGTAGAAGAAAAGCAGAAGGTGAATCTTGGAAAAAAGGTTAACCCTATTCACAAAGGAAAATGGCTACTAAGAAAAACGAAAATGCTATGGGACAACTAATTCGTATATGTATCTTGGGTTGGTCTGCTGCTCTTCTCACTGCAAGTTATGCGGGTACTCTATCTAAGATGGACCCAACTTTTATTGCTACAGTCTTCACTGCATCTGCTGCTACTTTTGGTATTAATACAATGAAGAAAGGTGGAGATGATGAAGATGAAAAAAAGCAAGAACCTAAAAGAGAGGAGTTTGTAGAAACTCCACCAGAACCACCTGCCCCTGAAGCACCACCAGAAACTCTTGAAGCAAGAGTTGAAGCACTGGAAACTAAAGTAGAAGATGGTGAAGGATTCGTTCAACCACGCACAGGAGCATAATGGCAAAATCAGCAAACAAAGGTAAGAAGGGTTCTGCTGGAGGTAAAAACTCTAAGCAGAACCAGGGCAATGCTACTGCAAAGAAAGCAAAGAACGGTGGTAAGAAAAAATAATGAGGTTTTATGCCAAGAGAGTGGAATACTCCCAAGCGTGAATGTTGGAACGCTTCAATTCACCAAATACTTAAAGCAATAGATAATCACACCCGCCTTCATATGGAGACGGGTGATTTTTGGCACGAAGAACAAGCGCAAATACTCAGAAAGTACGTTAAAGATTTAAAAATTTGGATTCATAAAGAAGAGGGTGTTTGGGGTGAATGAATTTCCTTGGGGTGTAATTATAATTCTTTGTTCTGGTTTAATATTTACTGCATATGTAATTTACTACATATTAAAGTTAGCATATTTGGAGATGCAAGATGAAACATCTGAGTCTGATCCTATCAATCACAAGTCTCACCATTAGTGGTGCTCTTTGTGTAGGAGCATACATTACTTATCAAAAAGCACAAAAGATTCTAGATAATCCAGAAGAGTTTGTTGGTGCTGTTGTGGAGAAGCAAGTCACTAAGGCATTTGAGAAACTACCTATTCCAAAACTAAATACTGAGAAGTTTAAATTGCCATTCTAATGGATAAAGACCCATATATCTACAGAGTAAAACAGGTATTAAGAGTAGTTGATGGTGACACAATCGATGCGGACATTGATCTTGGGTTCGATATTTCTCTTACTAAGCGAGTACGCCTTAGTGGTGTTGATACTCCAGAAAGTCGTACAACCGATCTCAAAGAAAAAGCACTTGGATTAGAAGTTAAGGAATGGTTAAAGAAAAATCTTGATGGTAAAAAAAATATTCTTATTAAAACAGAACTTCCAGATTCGACTGAAAAGTATGGGAGAATTCTTGGAAGGTTATATGTTGATGATGTATGTCTCAATGATCGTATGATTAGTGAAGGATATGCTTGGACTTATGACGGTGGAACAAAGAAGAAAGATTTTGACCTCTTATTGGAAAAGAGAAATGCAAACAAAGGAACTAACTGAAGAGCAAATGCAAAAAAAGAAGAAGGAATCGAGGTTTGATAACTTCTTCTTTGATGCTCTTTATAATGTTCTAACTTATATACCAGTTGTTATTATTTCTTGGGTTGTATCTAATTTTGATTTAGAATGATAATCTAGCGGCAAGTTTTTTAGCAATCTTTTTAGCGGGGGCAAAGAGAGATTTAAATCTTTTTTGCCCCTCTTTTGTAAATTTATCTTTTATTACATCATCAATAATGATCTTATTATCAATTTCGTAGAGAGTATTAATTTCTACTTGGTCGCGAATGTATTGTTCCACATTAGTTACTTGTTCTACTAGACGAGTTCCTTCTGCAGAATATTCAAAGATATCAATATGACCTTCTTCTGCTAGTACATAATGTAGAACAGGTTTGACTTGTTTGATTTTAATTTTAAATTTGTTCTTGGTTGCTTCTTTGATGATTGGTTCTGCGGCATTTTTGAGAGCATTGAGAACTGTTGTAGATGCTATTGTGGCAGCAGTCGTTACTACTGCGACAGCACCAGCCGTAGCAACAAGAGAAGGGTCAGGTAAATTAATATCGATTCCACCGACAGTAAAAGTTGGGGTAGTTGGTTTATCTGCTGGTATTTCAGCAATCGGCACTTCAGGAGGAGGAGTTTGAGCAACCTGAGGTAGTTGAGGGGGGGAGGTATCTGGTAATCCTCTTGACTTTTCGCCCTTATCTTGTTGTTCCTTTTCTTTCTCTGCTTTTACGGCAGCATCAAACTCTGCCTGTGTCGGAACATTGATGATTGGATACTTGATTGAAGTATCTGGCATTTCAAATACTGGAAGTGCCATTCCACGAACAACTGGAACCTCTACACTATGAAGGACTGGTGGTTCTATTGTTGAAATGACACTAGGACCATTAATACCAACTTTTGGTATTTGGTTGGCATTGTTCTTTATATTGGCAATTCCGTTGGCATTATTTATTTGCTGTATTGGTTCCATTAGGATACCTCACAACTACGTCAGCACAAATTTTATGGTATGGACTTTCTGGATGAAAGGTAATACCATTCTTAATTGCTTCACCACACTTCAACAATCTAACTAATTCAAAATCTAAACGACTTTTATCTACTTCACTCTGTTGCCTTTTGATTTCTGTTCGTGCTCTTTCTTTACACAATTCGGTTAAACTACCATCTAAAGGAAAGTTGAAACCCATACTGACACCAGCATTACCATTATGCGTTTGGAATGCTTCTGGATCGGCACTACCATTCATATTTCCTAATATAAATGGTGATAAACTCATTGTTGGACCCTGACAAGAAACACCACCACCATAAGTATTCATGGCATAAGGACCTTGTAATACCTGAACTGCCTGATTGGTTACATTACCAGTAGCAGATGCAGAAGGTCCTGCAATATTAGTATTACTTGGTGCTTGTTGTGCTCTACCTGATGCAGTGAGTAAAAGAATTATTATTGGGTAAATACAGAAACTGAGTTTGTGGTAGATTTTTGTTCTGTAGTTCTGTCTATCCATGTTTCCTTAGCCACTCCAGTGCCTAATATGGTCTCACTGAATTGAAATGGGGCACCTTGAGTCATAATGCTATAATTTGCTCCAGGAGCAGGAGTTCCTGGAATATTAATATTTGTTCCCGTCACAGTATAAGATGTGCCAGTTGTGTATTCCACCTGGCGTATAGATTCTACAATTTTTGTAATTGTTTCTGTTGTCGCATTAATAGTTCCCCTAGTAAAGTTGGGAACCACTTGTTCAGCATAAGCAGGAGTACAAATGACTCCCGCTGCTAAAAGCAATGCGGGAGTTATGTGTTTCATTTGAATACGCTCAACTCGATGCTACGCTGTGCAGTTGCTGTAGTTCCGGCACCACCAGCAGTAACAGTAGGAACACTAGTAGGTGATAATGTACCAGCAAGAGTACCCTTATCCCCACCAACTTGAGTTACACTATCTCCATATAGATTTGGTGTTCCAACAACACCATTTGTTACTGTTTGAGTAGTTACTGGTGTATCTGCAACATTGCTTGTTTCTGAGAAACTGAATGCTTGACCTGCTGTATTGACTTCATAAGAACTGGCAGTTCCAATACCGCCGAATGTATTTGCTTTAATATTTGTACCTGAAGCAGAATATGATGCTCCAATTCGAGTTGATTGTACCGCAGCACCCTGGACACCAAGTTGAACAGAATCAGTAATTCTTGATGTAATTTCAGCAGCACTTACAGGAGTAATGAAGAATAACGAAGAGATTAAAAGTAATCTTTTCATTTTTCTATTTTGTAGGACTTGAAGTATTTATGAAAAATATGATATACTATCAATAGTTAAAATTTATTTTTATGACCGAACAACAAGAACATCTTACAAATCTTTTGCAACAACGCCAAACTCTGTCTCAAGAACTTGAATCCCTTCAAGGTCAAGCATCTGCAAAAAGAGAACTTTTTCTTAAAGTTCAGGGTGTGATTGAATATTTGACTCAAATTGGTGTAGTGCTTCCCGAACCAGAAGAGACGGATGAAGAAGTGTCTGAGGATAGTTGACAAATCCTAAATATTAACTTAATATGAAAAATCCCACATCAGGGATTTTGTTATGAGACTGTGATGTGAAATTAGAGCCGTGGAAAGTGCCCTCCGAGAGGTTGGGTGTACCCCCTTTCTATACGGATGTAGAGTTCAATTAAAATTAATGCAACAATTCTTTACTGTAGCCCTGCCCCTTTTGGCATCGGTTACAACCAGTACGACAACACTGCCATTCGTCAACTACAAGATGCAAGGTCCTCCTCCCCCATTGGAAGAGACAATTAAATTAAATCTTGTAGATGAAAAGAAGACAGCAATCCGAGAGGTTGCTCCCGAAAAACCAAAAGAGAAAAGGCTAATTTGTAAAGGGTGTTCAGAACATGAACAACTTGCTGTGGATTATTTCCAAGAGCAAGGAATTAAAGACAGAAACGCCCTTGCTACTATCTTGGGCAATATTAAGCAGGAATCTATGTTCGTGCCTAATATTTGTGAAGGTGGTAGTAGGACTCAGTACCATCACTGCGGTCGTGGTTATGGTCTGATCCAATGGACATCTGCCGATCGTTATTATGGATTGGGTGATTTTGCTAAGAGATTTGGTGGAAATCCATCATCTTTTCAAACGCAACTTGGTTATCTAACGACTGAGGTTCAATGGAAACGAATTGCTGACAGGATGAAAACTCCTGGAAAATCTATCAATCGTTACATGGACTATGCGTATAGTTGGATTGGTTGGGGCATTCATGGTGCTCGCACATCTTATGCTCATGAATATGCTAACCGACTGATCACGGTAGAAGTTTGATATGATTGGGGGGGATGGCTTGACACCCCCCCTTCTATCCATTATAATATCCTCATGAGCAACGGGGGGTCCAAACCTCGTATAAGTCTCTCACCTCCCATGCCTCTCATAGAAGCACAAACAGGGAGGTCCCTTGCCTCAGTAACTCAGTGGACTAGAGTATCCGCCTTCTAAGCGGTTAGTCGTTGGTTCGAATCCAACCTGAGGCGCTTGACTTTTTGAGAAAAAAGTCTTATAAATAAACACACTTAGGTCGAAAACAATGTCTTTCCAAATGAACAAACAGATTATTACCAGTGATTGCCGCTATTGGCATATCGAGGGTACTCCCCTGTTTGCGAATATGGATAGACATATGTAAGATGTAATCCATAAAAGCAAAAGGACAGGGGAGAGAAACCAAAAGTTTCCTCCCCTTTTTTGTTGCCTGTGACAGTTTCCTAAGTGTCCACCAATCTCCCCCCAGAGACCAAACGGTGATATTCTTAATGGGTGGTTGAGAGACCACCAGCACATCGACAACCGAATATTTTCCACATTATTGGGACATTAACTCAGCGGAAGAGTATCCGGCTTTTAATCGGTTAGTCCTCGGTTCGAATCCGAGATGTCCCATCGTGGGAGAGTGGCTACTGTTGGCAATATGTGTGGCTGCGGTCTGTAAAACCGTTACATAAGAACCATCGGGGGTTCAATTCCCTCCTCTCTCACTAGTTGGATGGAATTATTTCCAATAATCCTCTATGGAGTTTTCTGTGGCAAGAAGAACATAGAAGAATGCATTTATTCATTTCTTCTTCTATCTTTTCCCACTTATAACCTCCACCAACTAATCTGCAAATCGTATCTTTTTTCTCATCTTCTCCAAGATGATGAAAATCTAAACAAGAAGGATGGTCGTAGACATTGCAGGAATAACATTTTCCTATTTCTAACTTATAGTTGAACATTTTTTCTGCAATTAGTCTTTTTCTGTTGCGAACATTAAGTTTATTTTTTTCTTTTTGTTCTTCATTTTTCCTTATCCATTCTTTTTGATATTGTCTTTGTTTATCTGCATCCTTGTATGTCATACGATTTGTTATAAGTTCAAAACTATTTATAAGGTTTTGAACCTAATTTATGGCCCTATAGTGAAGTGGTCTATCACGCCTACCTGTCTAGTAGGAATCTGGGATTCGAATTCCCATAGGGTCGTTGGAGATTTATCTCCATATTCCAGGTAATCTAACATTCTTTTAGATTACTCTGCGTGGTCTCGTCGTCTAATGGTTAGGACGTTGCTCTTTCACAGCAAAAACGAGGGTTCAAATCCCTTCGGGACTACCTTGGGAACATAGCTCCAACTGGTAGAGCACAGGATTGAAGATCTTGGTGTTGTCGGTTCGAATCCGACTGTTCCCATTGGGTTGCTGCCCAATATGAGAAACACTCCTTTTCTGTCTAGACAGAATTGGGTGAAAAGTCGGAATTGCCCCTGCCACTTCTCTTGTGGATGCGAATTGGGGAAAGGTAAAGGGAAGAGTCAGCAACCCATTAATGGAATGTATCTCAGTTGGTTAGAGAGCACGACTGATAATCGTGAGGTCGTCGGTTCGAGTCCGACCATTCCAATTCCCTTATGGGAAACTCGGAAGTGTGGCAGAGCGGCTTAATGCAGCGGTTTGCTAAACCGCCGATGTCTTTAAGAGGCATCCGTTGGTTCAAATCCAACCACTTCCGCCTCAGCAGTATAGCTCAGTGGTAGAGTACGGGTTTCATACGCCTATGGTCGGTAGTTCAAATCTACCTACTGCTATGTGTCGTTAGTCTAATGGTAAGACAGGAGATTGTGGTTCTCCGTATGAGGGTTCGATTCCCTCACGGCACCCCATTCTGAGGTCGCCAAGTGGTAAGGCAGCGGGTTTTGGTCCCGCCATTCGTGGGTTCGAATCCTACCCTCAGAATTTGTCCTTTTAGCTCAGTGGAGTAGAGCAGTAGGCTACGAACCTATGTGTCGGGAGTTCGAATCTCTCAAAGGACGCTTGACAGATTCTTATTAATCTGTTACTATATAAAAGTGATAGAGGTTAAGTCCCTGTTACATCCTTATGAGGTGTATCACACTTAATCCATCAAATGTAGGAAGTGCAACACCTCTCGCTGGTTTAGTCTGGATGATGTGAAAGGTGATTCTGTCCGCACATAGAAATCCCTCCTACTACCATTCCCATCGACCGAGCAAGCGAACGGGCCCGACTGTTAATCGGAGATTGGTAGGGGCAGTACCTACGATGGGAGTTGGAAGGTCTGGAAATGTCTGGGTCTTCCATAAGAGTCGGGATCATCATATCCGACTCACTAAATCCTAAGTTTTCTTAGGTCGGGGACTTGATCACCCCCGCTCGTTGCCCTATAAGCATTGTGGTGATGCAGCAGTTTTGTAAACTGCAGAGAACAGTTCAATTCTGTTATGGGGCTTGACATAATACTCATTATGTCTTATACTTTATACTTCCGTGTGAAGTGAAGTGCTGGGAGAGAAATCTCCCACATTGCGGAGTTAGTTCAGTGGTAGAACGCTATCCTTCCAAGTTAGATGTCGTCGGTTCGAATCCGATACTCCGCTTCTTAACCAAATCTTAGTTGACATAAGACTCAAGATGCTCTAAGATACTCTCAATCTTAAGGTTTGCTTAAGACCCCCCTAAATAACGAAGATTTACTTTGTTGTAAATCTTTACATTGTCGTTTAGTACACAAAAAACATTTTTATGAAAATCAAACAACTGATGCTTGCACCCGTTGCTCTTGGTATGATTGCTCCTGCTGCTGCGAATGCCGCAGATCTTAATATTGTAGCAGTCAATCAATACTCTTCTGAGCAGGCAACAAGCGTCACTCAATTCTCTGATGTTCAACCTTCTGATTGGGCATATCAGGCACTCAGCAACCTTGTAGAGCGTTATGGTTGCGTTGCTGGTTATCCTAACGGCACTTATGGTGGTGGTAAGGCAATGACCCGTTATGAGGCAGCAGCACTTCTGAATGCCTGCCTTGATCGTGTAACCGAAGTGACTGATGAACTCCAACGTCTTTCGAAAGAGTTTTCTGAAGAACTTCTAGTTATTCGTGGTCGTGTTGATAAACTCGAAGCACAAGTTGGTCAACTTCAAGCAACTCAGTTCTCCACTACATCTAAACTGCGTGGTGAAGCAACCTTCGTTCTTGGTGGTGTAGAAGGTGCTCGTCTTGCTAACAGCACTAATGTTGGCAACACAGCATTCAACTATGATGTTCGTCTGAACTTCGATACTTCTTTCACTGGTAAGGATTTGCTGAAGACTCGTCTGCGTTCTGGTAATTTCTCCAGTCAACCCTTTGGTTCTTCCTCGTCTCTGTTCAAACTGGATAAGGCAGAAAGTTTTGCCAATGCTGTACAACTTGACCGTCTGTACTATCAGTTCCCTGCACTTGCTAAAGGTGTGACTCTGACTGCTGGTGCTCTGGTTCGTAACACTGAGATGTCTTGGATTCCTACTGCTTATAAGTCTGACATTCTGGACTTCTTTGCTGTTGCTGGTGCTCCCGGTGTCTACAACAAGGCAACTGGTTCTGGTTTCGGTGCTCAGTGGGCACAACCTACCAAGAAAGGTAAAGGTGGTTTCGTTGCTGGTGTAAACTATGTTGCCCAGAACGGTTCTGATTCTAGCAAAGGTGAATTTGATGAATCTGGTGCTCTGAATACTCTGGCACAGTTTGGTTATCGTGCTCCTCAGTACGGCATTGCATTTGGTTATCGTTATGGTACTGAAGGCACTCGTGTTCGTACCTTCAACGGTGTTGCTGGTAATGCTGGCACTCTTGCTGCTAATCAAACCTCTAACGGTTATGCTCTGAATGCTTATTGGCAACCTAAGAAGGCAGGTATTGTTCCTTCAATCTCTGGTGCCTATGGTTGGAACACTGTAGAAGGTCCTGCTACTCCCCGTGCTGCTACTAAGTCTCAGACTTGGTTTGCTGGTGTCCAGTGGGCAGATGTATTTGCTAAGGGTAATGCTGCTGGTTTTGCCATCGGTGCTCCTGGCAACGCCGCTTCCCTTAAAAAGGATGCTCTGATGTGGGAAACCTTCTATCGATATCGTGTGAGTGATAATATCAGCATCACTCCTGCAATCTTCTATGTCTCTAATAATCAGGGATTCAAGAATGCTTCCTCTAACTATGGTGGCGTGATTCAGACCCAGTTTAGGTTCTGATTTAATAAGTAACCTGGGGGGGAGTTGACAAAACTTCCCTTTTACTTTAAAATACTCAAGAGATTACTACTAATCTCATTAATCTAAAATATCAGAAAATGAAAATAACACTCTGGTACTGTGAATCTATGCAACAATGGCGGTGGACTTTATGTGATTCCTCTCGCCCTGTTCGTAGGCAAGAATCTGGTCAACAACCATTTCTTCGTGATGCTATGAATGATATAGCAAATACGGTAGAATTTATGCTACAATCTAGTTATCCTGATTGATTTATTGGGCGATTGGCACAGCGGTAGCGCGGATCCCTTACAAGGATTAGGTCACTGGTTCGAATCCAGTATCGCCCACTTTATAAATACTTGAAAAAAGTATTGGTATAATGGAAAAGTTATTTAAACTATTGAGTGATGCACAAGCGTCTCTTTTTGTCCTTTTTCATAAAACTTGGGTCTATCATTGGAACGTTGTAGGGGAAGATTTCCAACAACTCCATACACTTTTTGGTGGACAGTATGAGACTATGTTTGAAGAGATTGATCGTCTCTCAGAACATATGAGATATTTGAATGTTAAACCTCTCAGTAGATTAAAGAGAGTTCTTGAAGTGTCTGGTATTGCCGAAGGAAATAGTTCAGTAAACGCTGAAGGTATGATTTCAGATTTATTGAAATCTAACATTCAGTTTTGCGATATGATGTCCAAGATTTCGGAAGAAGCAGAAACGCAGAAGTCATATGCTACTGCAAATCTGGTCCAAGATTTGATGGAGTCTCATGGTAAGTTTGTATGGATGTTGCGTTCATTTTCAGATAAACCAACACAAAAGGTTGACGAACAAATTGAAGTTATTGAAGAAACGGTAGAAGAGTAATTTAAGACAATGGAAAATTTAAAAATCAGATGCCGCTCCTGTAATAGAGAGTTGGAAGGGCATCAAACGAAAACAGTATCTTGTGGTTGCTCAAATATGGCAACTATTCGTGGAGATAAGATTTCAGCAGTTGACTTATCCTCTGTTGTTATGCTAAACTCTATACATACCAAATCAAAATCTGGTGTTTTATCTAATGAAGATCTTGCTTTTCAAGAAGCAAGAAGACAACGTAAGGTAAGACGTTTAGATTTTGAAGTCCGCTGAGGACTTATTTGGAAGCGTGGCAGAGTCCGGTTTATTGCGTTTGTCTTGAAAACAAATGAGGGTAATACCTCCACTGGTTCGAATCCAGTCGCTTCCGTTACAAATATTACAAAATTTTAGATTTTTTTAATCTATATTTTTGTATCAACACAAACTTGACATAGTAGAAATACTCACTAGTATAATTAGTAGTATTCAACTTAAAACCCTATGGATCAGCACACCTACGATAATTGGGTGAAGATCAAGGAGACTTTTGAAGCCTCTGGGAACACCGATAATATGTTCTATAAGAGAGCAGTTGAAATTTCCAAAACGAGGAAAGACCCTCTGGCAAAGTTTCTTGGTGATGAAAAATGATGTATGAGCATGAAGAGTTTATTACACGCTCAGAAGTTAAGGAGATGATCGATGCAGCAAT